GCTTGGTAAGCCGGTATATGTATCCGACAATATGCCCGAGATTGCAAGCGGTAATAAGGTTATCTATTACGGCGATACGACGGGACTTGCAACAAAGTTTACCGAGGAAATGCATATCGAGGTATTGAGAGAGCTTTACGCCGCTCAACACGCAATCGGCGTTGTCGGTTGGCTTGAGTTTGACGCTAAGGTACAAGATCAACAAAAGGTTGCTGTACTCAAAATGGCGTAATTACTGAGGAGGTTTTTCAATGGAATATAGAGCTCTAAAATCTTTTGCCGGCGCTGTCTCAATGCGTCGTAACGAGGTCAAAGAGATCAAGGATCAAGAGGTTGTAAAGCAACTCTTGAGAGGCGGTCTTATTGAGGAGGTCGGAGGCGATAAGCCAAAGACAACAAAGAGCTCAGCAAAGCCGGCGAAAACAAAAAAAGGCGGTGAGCAATAATGTCTCAATCGACTTATACAAAAATCAGCGAGATCACTTTAACGGATCTCGTTGATTACCTCCATTTAACAGAGCTTGACAGCTCGCAAGAACAACTCTTAACAACGATACAAGCGGCGGCGGTAAATTATGTCGTTGGAGTTACAAAATTAACGCTCGAGCAACTTGACAATTATCCGGATCTTACTCTTGCTGTTTATGCCTTAGTACAAGATATGTACGATAATCGCGCAATTTACGTTGATAAGGCAAATATCAGCGATACGATCTCGACAATCCTCAATATGTATAGGACAAATCTCTTATGATTAAAGCGAACAACGCCGGTAAATATAATCGTAAAATACAGATTGTAAGCGTTACAAAGACAAAGGACGCTCAAGGTTTTTATACTGAGACTCAAACGGTTGTTTTGAGTCCTTGGGCGGAGGTAAAGACAACAAAAGGCTTTACTCTTATCGTCAATAACACGGACTTTGAAAAAGCTTATACAAATTTTACAATTAGATATCCGGTTACGCCTATTACTCGAGATATGCTTATACTTTTTAAGGGCAAGACTTACGAGATACAGTATCTCAACAATATCAACGAGGCAAATATTGAGCTTGAGATCCAAGCAAAAGAGGTTACTCACTAATGGCAAGATTTGAGAGCATTTTACCGACTGATTTAATCAAACAGTTTGAGACTCTTGAGGTTAATACTGAGAAAATGCTCGGAGAAATGGTCGAGGCGGGCGCCGAGGTTGCAAGACAAAATATCGAGGCGAAAATGCCGAGCGCTTTAAGAGAGTCTCTCGGATCCGATAATATTATTGTCTCGAGAGTTTATAAGACTCCAAGCGACGACGGTATAAATTGTCAAGCAATGATTGTCGGTTACTTTACGAATAAGAACGGCGAGAAAATACCGGCTCCGCTCGTTGCAAATGTTTTTGAGTATGGACGGAGTAACTCGCCTTTCCCTAAACAGCCGTTTTTTAGACAGTCCTTTAATAAAGGACAAATCGAAAAAGCAATGTTAAGAGTACAAGAGAAATATATCAAAGGAGATTAAGCGTAATGAACGAGCAAATCGAGAGCTTATTTACTGACTTTACAGTCAACGGAGTAAGTATACCCGTCGCTCTGATTTATTACGACGGACACGGAGAGCCTTACGTCGTTTATAGACAATACGACAAGGACAACTCTTACAGCTCAGACGACGAGATCTCCGGATATACTACTTATTATGATTTTGACGTTTACTCAAAAGGTAACTTTTTACCGATTGTTGAGGCGATAAAGTCAATCCTAAAACAAGCCGGTTGGACTTGGCAACCTCGGAGAGACTCTCCGGATATGTACGAGGCGGATACCGGTTATTTTCATAAAACAATTTGTTTTGCTTATCCGGTACAAATACCGGACGAGCAAGACAATCAAAACTCAAATAATTAAGGAGGTCAATTATATGACAGTTGTAAAATCACTCTCAAAGATTGCCAAGCTGTACAACGTTACAGATATCGGACAAAACGATACAACTGACGAGATCCTTGATAAGATTGCCGGCGGTATTGCTTTCGGATCCTCAAACGTTACAGTTGCAAGTCCGAGCGCTAATACTGATTTTTGGGGTACAAAAACCTCAGATATGCAATCAAGCGTTGCGGTTGCTGACGGTGCAATTACCGGTACTCTTACAAAGCTTACAAGCGGACAGCTTGTAACCGATTGGGGCGAGGGATACTTTTTATCTCTTAAGTTTACCAAGAACAACGCAAAGATTACCGATATTAAGGTCGGTCTTGATCCCTCCGTAAGCTCCGGTCTTGTATCTCTTGACGCGGATATGCTCGGAGTCTTTAAGATTACTAATAAGGACGCTCAAAAGTTTGTTATGATTTGTACAGACGGCGAGGTATCTTTTAAGCAATCTTTTGATCTTAGCGGTCTTACTTTATCTGAATAACAAAAAAAGGAGGTTAAAAAGTATGGCTCTTATTGGTCTTAATAACTTTTGGTACTCCAAGTTGACGGAGGCTCCGGACGGTACGCCGACTTATGACGGCGCTAAGTCTTTCGGCAAGGCTGTCTCTTGCTCTGTATCAATTACAAACAACTCCGCGTCTCTGTATGCCGACGACGCTCTTGCTGAGCAAGACAACTCGTTTCAATCGGGTACGGTTACTCTTGGAGTTGACGACAACCGCGAGGCAACTTTTGCCGATATCCTCGGACACGATATCGACGAGAGCGGCGAGGTTATTTACAATACAAACGACGTCGCTCCTTGGGTTGCTCTTGCTCGTATCGTTGTTAAAATGGTAAACAACGTAAAGCTTTATAAGGCAATGATCTTATATAAGGTTAAGTTTGCTGAGCCGTCCGAGGACGAAAATACAAAAGGCGAGACAATCGAGTTTGCAACTCCGTCAATCGAGGGTACAATTGCTCAGCTCGCAAACGGCGATTGGAAAAAGGCAAAGACTTTTAGTACAAAGGCTGAGGCTTTGGCTTACATTCAATCCGAGCTCGGTAATGGTACGGTTACTTACCGCGTTAATTACGACGCAAACGGCGGATCCGGTACTGTATCAACTCAGTCCGTAACAGCCGGCAACGCTGTTACACTTGACAGCGGATCCGGTCTTACAGCTCCAAGCGGTAAGGAGTTTGCCGGTTGGTCGACTGTATCAATTGCAACCGCTCCGCAATATAACGGCGGTGCAACGTTCACTCCGACGAGCGATATAACCTTTTACGCTGTTTGGGTTGACGAGACTTAATCAACTTACAAGCGCCTCGTCTTGACTGATAATCGAGGCGAGGCGTTTTTTTTATTCATAAGAGAGGAGATCTTTACAAATGATAAAAGAGGTATCAAGCAAGCTTACTTATAAAGACAAAGAATATAAGCTTGTTTTTAATTTAAACGTAATGGAGAAAATACAAGACGAGTATAAGACTCTCGACGCTTGGGGCTCTCTGACAGACGGATCCGAGGGCGAGGTCAATATCAAAGCTCTTGTTTTTGGTATTACCGAAATGATTAACGAGGCAATCGATATTGATAACGACGAAAACGGTACAAACGAGCCGTTTGTATCTCATAAAAAGGTCGGACGTATGCTTACTGAGGTCGGTATCGAAAAAGCCGCTCAAAATATGAATGAGCTTGTTGTTAAGTCAACAAAGGACGACTCAAAAAACGAGTAATCCACGAGGACGCCGACGAGATCGAGGAGTCCGCTGTCAATTTCTCGTGGATATATTATATTTGTCGAGCGAAATTATTGCTTGATGATAAAAAAAGCGGACGTTTAACTTTTAGACAGTTTAAAAATCTGTATCAAGAGTATAAAAATACTTTTGATCTTGAATTATATTTAACCGTAACTCGTACAACTTACGCGGATCTTAAGAAAAAAGCGGACAAGGACGAGGATTGGTTTGATTAAATAAAAAGTTGGAGGCGATTATATGAGTACGGGTTTTGGCGGAGCGGTCAAACTTACCGGAGAGAGCGAATATCGTAAAGCTCTCAAGGCAATATCGCAAGATTTAAAAGAGTTATCGGCTGAGACAAAGCTCGTCTCGGCTCAATACGCCTCAAACTCTAAAAGTATTGAGGCGCTGACAGCTAAGCAAACGGCTCTTGCTAAACAATACGAGGCTCAAGCTCAAAAAGTAAAGATCCTCAAAGATCAATACAGCGCAATGACAGCCGAGCAAGAGAAAAATAAGCAAAAACACGACGCTTTAAAAGCAACTCTCCAAGAGGAGAGCGATAAGCTCGCTCAAATCGGTAAGGAGTGCGGTACAACAAGCGCCGAGTATAAAATGCAAGCCGCTTACGTCAACGGTTTAACCTCAGATTATCAAAAGAGCGAAAAAGCAATACAAGCAAACGAGACTCAAATGTCTCGAATGAGGACGG